GCAACGAGTAATTATGAAAGGTTATTTGGAACTGCTTAATGAGTAAACAAGGAACATTACATTTAGTTTATTGGCGAGAATATAAGGATGATTCTGAAAAGTATAATCCTTATTTTAAAAATTATTATACAATTTTTAGAAACGCACCTTTATCACAACTTGATAGATTGTCGTCTTCTAAATTACATGACAAGATTAAAATATTTTGTGATAAAAATTACAAAGAAGAGGTATGTAATTTTACTGGTGAGTCTGGTGTAGAAATGATACATGGTTCTGAATACTATCATACTTACAATGATGAGTATGGTTATGAAGGAACACCATATTCTGATATAAATTTTTTAAACGATTACTGTCAATCATATAACGGCAGACAGTTTTTTAAATACGATTTTTTACCAAAATTTACAGAGGAAATGTTACCGTTCAAATGTTAAAAATATTTTTTTGGATGGCAATCGGTGCATTGTTAACTATGGTAGATTATGGAACAGTCTTTGAATGGATGGCTGCAATATTTACAGTTTTATCAACTAAATAAAATGAAGGAGTAAACTTGAAACAATATAGAAGAAAACCAAACTTTGAAAGGACTGAGGGTCTACATGTAATTGTTAGAGATAACAATGTAGATAAGGCCATGAGAAAGTTAAAGAGGATGGTTAAGAATGCTGGGATTCTACAAGAAATAAAAGAACGACAGTTTTTTCAGAAGCCATCAGAGAAAAAAAGACTTGCTAAAAAGGCAGGTAAAAAAAGGTGGTTAAAAAAAGTTGCACAAATGGAACATGAGTATTGATGAATACGCAGAATACGAAAAACTAAAACGCAAATCTAGAACTGATAATATGTCAATGAGAGTCAAAGACGTATTACGGTTTTTTGATTTGAAGGAAAAATTTAATGACAGACAACATAATAAAAGGACCGTGGAAAAGAGTGGTGACAGTGTCACCAGAGGAAAACAGTAGGGTTCGTGAAGACATAGAGTTCGTAGAAGAACTTGCAGAAAGTATTGTAGTTAATGCGATTACGAACTTTCAAGAGAATGGTATAGATGTTACATCTGATACTATGAAAATGTACATACCATTTTTGAATGAGTGTATTAGGGCGATCTGTTATAAGGATATGGGATACAAACATATATTAAATGATCTAGTTGAAAAAGTAATGACCGAAAAATCAGTTGACAATAACTTAGATATATCGTATCATAGTGTAAATATAGAAAAGGTGAAAAACTTATTAGAGGATAAATGATTATATTAGATATGAATCAAATCTCACTTGCGAGTTTGATGATGCATTTGAATATGGAAAAAACCAAGAAACCTGATATAGGTATGGTTAGACATATGATATTGAATTCTGTTCGCATGTATCGTCAAGACTTTAACGAGGAGTATGGTGAGATTGTATTAGCATATGATAGTAAACATTATTGGCGAAGAGACTATTTCCCTTACTACAAATTAAATAGAAAAAGAGCGAGAGACAAAGATAGTAAAGATTGGGAGTCAATCTTTGATTGTTTGAACCAAATCAAAAAAGAGATAAAAGATTATCTACCATACAAGGTTGTCGAAGTTCATGGTGCAGAGGCAGATGATATCATAGCAACTGTGGCCAAAGAATACCCCGAAGAAAAGATTATGATAATATCTGGTGACAAGGATTTTATTCAGTTACAAAAATATCCAAATGTCTCTCAATTTTCACCTATTTTAAAGAAAAAACTAAATGGTGAAAATCCACACGAATATATAAAAGTACATATATTAAAAGGAGACTCATCTGACGGTATACCTAATGTTCTGTCAAATGACAATGTTTTTACTGAAGGACTAAGACAAAAACCTTTAAGTAAAAAGAAAATAGAAGCATGGAAGGACGGCAACTTTGATAATACAATGGCAACTGATGAAGTAGTTCGTAATTATAGTCGTAATAAAAATCTTATAGACTTGGACTGCATACCAGTCAACATTCAAACAGATATTATCAATGAGTTTAACGAAGCACCATGTGGCGATAGAAGTAAACTATTAACATACTTTATCGAAAATAAACTAAAAGAACTAACTGATTCGATAGGAGATTTCTAATGAACAAACCATTACCTGGCACAGTTTTGAATTCTAGTAATTCATTATTGTTTTCAGAAATATTAGACAAAGTGCATAAAGCAAAAACAAAAGAGGCAAAAGTAGAAATACTAAAAAAATTTGACAATCAATCATTAAGAATGGTAATCAAATCATCATTTGATCCTAAGATTGTTTGGGAACTACCTGAGGGTGATGTGCCATTCAAACCTAATGATGCACCTGCTGGAACTGAACATACAAGATTAGCATCAGAGGCTAAAAAATTATATCACTACATCAAAGGTGCTGACAATGATACACCAAAGTACAAAAAAGAATTAATGTTTGTACAATTACTTGAAGGACTACACGAGACTGAAGCAAAACTTATTGTAAACGCAAAAGATAAAAAATTACATCAAGTGTATAAAGGATTATCTAAAGAAGTTGTAAAAGAAGCGTTTGGTTGGAATGATGACTTTGTCAAACCATGAGAATTGGTGAACCGTATCTAAGAAGAAACTTTCCATTTAAGATAGATGTCAGTGGTGGTAAATTTGAAGAAGGAAAAACTGTAGATAAAAGTGGTCATACTTCAAGAATATCTAATATTAAATGGATAAACGATAGACCAACTTTAGATAAAGTATTACAGTATGCAAAAATAGTAAACAAAGATGCAGGTTGGAACTTCGAGATAGACGGAGTTGAACCTTTACAATATACAGAGTATGGTGAAGGTGGGGAATATGGATGGCACATTGATCAACACACAAAACCATATGCAGATAATCGTATTAGAAAAATATCATTCTCACTACTTTTAAATGATGATTTTGAGGGTGGTGATTTTGATTTAGAATATGGTCATCCAAACGATGAATTAAGACATGTGACATTTTGTCTAGGTAAAAATGAGGCAATATTCTTTAAATCAGACTTTTGGCATCGTGTAAACCCAGTAAAATCGGGCATTCGAAAGAGTCTAGTAGGGTGGATTTTAGGAAAGAATTATTAAAAATAACCCTTGACATATACCCCGTTTCGTGGTATCATATAATAAGAAATGAGAGGTACTTATTATGCAAACAGTAAATAAATCAGCAAACACAATCGAAGAGGGATTTGAGTTTCTAAAAGAAGCTGCAATCCAAGATTACAAGGAATTTATCAACAATGAAAATATGATAAAAGAATATGAAGATAATATTCAATTAGAAGTTGGTGGTTCTAAATTTTTCAAAATTACTACAGGTAGATCTAATCAAAGATCAGTTTTCGGCTTCATTGTAAAAGAGGATATGTTCACACCAGGTGGTCAACCTCAGTTTAAGAAAGGTGATATTCTTAAACCTGCATCATGGAAAGCACCTGCCAAGAACAGAGCAAGAGGTAATGTTCTTACAGGTAACTATCCTATTCAATGGACTGGTCCTTTATATTTAAGTTAGGAGGTGACTATGATTAACGAAACTATAACAGTATTTGTACATA